CAGAATAACGACCATGAAAAAGATATTCCACCTGCCAACGTTCGGCTTCATGCTTATCCTCCTGCTCGCCTTCCTGACCCTAGCCTACCAATCCCTCCCCGCCCCACACCCCAGCGTAGTCCCAATCGAGATTGATTTCGACGACCTACGCCGGCACACTGCCAAAGCCGGCAAACACGCTTACCGCCCAGGCTACGGCCTGGGCATCGGCCGGCGCGGCATCGGGTGGACGATGGCGGTATACTTCGATAGCACCGACTGGTACGAGCCCCGCGAGCTGCTGGGCGATCAATGGGAAGATTTAAACAAATTCGGTGGGGCCTCGTATTTCTCGTGGTGGCGGCCCAGTAGCTGGCCGCTCAATCGCTGCGCCGCCCTGGCCGCCTGGCGCTGCGATACGGTGCCGTATCAGTTTGTCATCGCACCGTATACCAATGACTGCGATGGGGATCACAACATCGGCCGCTACGTACGTATCCCCGCGGCCGAGCTGGCCCTCATCGACTACGACTACTTTAATGGTGTGGCGGTCTACGAGATTTGGGCCGACACCAGCTACTACCAAGACGTACTGCCCATCGAAGTGCAGCGCAACCAGGTGAACGCCAGCCCCTGGCACGGCGGCAATCTGCCCGCGCCGCGCGATCACGGACTATTTTCGACCCTCCGACATAAATGAGCGAACTGCGCCACATCGTAGACCAACTGCAGCAGCACCCTACCAGCCGGTACGGGAGACGCGACATCGCCACGATCCGGCGCATCATCGTTCACCATTCCCTGACCGCCGGCGGAGACGCTTTTGGGTTTGCCCGCTACCATGTCGGAAGCAACGGCTGGCCCGGCATCGGCTATCACGAGGTGATCACGCCCGACGGTACCGTATATCAAACCCAACTTCCGACTACTGTCTCCTACCACTGCAGCGGCTACAACTTGAGCAGCTACGGTATTTGCCTGGTAGGGAATTTCGACGTAGGTCGCCCCACCGAGAACCAATTAGCGGCACTCCTGCAACGCTTGGCCACCCTGCGCGCCGACTGGGGGCCGCTTCCGGTAGAACCGCATAGCCAGTACAGCACGAAGAGCTGCCCAGGGCGCAAATTCCCTTTCGCGGAGCTGCTCAGCCGCCTGGATGGGCTGGAAAACCCGCCGGGGCCAGATCCGGCACCGATAGCGCCGCCCGATACTATCCCGCCCGCTTTATTGCCGCCGCAAGCAGAGGCCCCTGCGCCCGTACCGGAAACCCGCCAGGGCTGCCTGCCGCAGTGGCTGGCAACGCGCCCCCGGTAGCGCCTTCGTCCTTCCGCACCCGCGCGGAGCCCCTCAGTTTTGGGGTATGAACAGCAACCGCGCCATCGACAACGTGATTGTGACGGGTGATTTTCACATCGAGCAGAACTTCGCCCTACAGGCCATTGGTCAGTACCTCAACGAACTGGAGGCCCTGGCGAATGGCGTTCCCTATGCGGAGCTGGGCTACGCCGAACGGCGCAAAGCTCAACTGCCCGTGGTGCTGGATGCGCAAGATCATCACATCGGATCGCGGCAAACGCTGCGTGACCCGGAAATGACGCCGCGCGGATCGATCGCCGTGATGCAATTATCCGGCGTGATGCGGGCCGCCGACGGGCTGAGTAGCTCCGGCATTCAGACCATGACGGAAGACCTGCGCGCGGCCTACGCCAACCAGAATATCGCCGGGGTGCTGATCGAAGCCCGCACCGGCGGCGGAGAGGCAGCAGCCGGCACCATGCTGGACGCTACGCTGCGCGATAGGAACAAACCCGTATTGACTTTTGCCCACCTGCTGGCCAGCGCCGGCGTAATGGGTACCCTGAGCACGGAGGTCGTAGCCAGCGGCCCAATGGCGGAGATCGGATCGATCGGTACCATGATGAGTTTCAACAAGAAGCTGCGCGAATGGTACAACGAGAATTTTCAGGATATCTACGCCGAAAGCAGCCAGAACAAGAACAAGGAATTCCGCGAGTACCTGGCCGAAGGCTCTGTACGGGGCTACCTGGAGAGTCTAAACCGATTTAACGCGCAATTTCAGCAATCTGTAATGCAGGCGCGCCGCCTGCGCGGCAGTACCGAAGAGCAGCAGCATACGCTGAGCGGTGCCATGTTCTTTGCCGAAGAGGCTAAAAATCGCGGGCTCATTCAACACATCGGATCTTTCAATTACGCCATCAACCGGCTGCGCACGTTGGCGCGCCGACAACAACTCCAATAGCAATGGATATTATCACGAACCTGGCCAAATACTTTGGCATGAAGAACGCCACCGAAGAGGAACTGGACCAGCGCCTGGAAAACGAACTGCGCCAACGCGAAGCCGGTGCGCCCGAACCCGCTACGAAGACGGAAGACGCGCCGCTGGAACTGGCCGAAACGGAGGAAATCAAGTCGCTGAATGAAACGGTTTCCGCGCAGGCGGTAACGATCGAAGCGCTGCAGCAGCAGCTGGAAGCGATCGCCGGCCGCGTGGAGGCCCTCGAAGCCCAACCCGCCGACCAGCCGACCAGCGGCGGACGGGAAAGCAGCGGAGTACAGGAAGAAAAGCCCTGGATGAAATTGGGTGTCAACCAAAAATTACGCCGCCGGAAATCCGCATAGCCGGGGCTTTTTATCACCACAACAGTAAACAAAAACTATCATGGCATTAGGAATCGACTTCACGGATGCCGCGGCGTATAAGGCTTACGTAGAGACTTTTGCCGACGACCTGTTCACCGAACTGTTCTTCGGCTTCAAAACCGCGAATCTGGCCACGCCGCACGAAGGCGTGAAGGGAAAACACGTGATCACCGAACTGGAAATCGCCGACAACCTGGCCCGGCGCTGGGATGCTACCTTCCGGGGCTTCTCCAATACCAGCTACACGCCCACCGTGCTGGAGGTGAGCCGCAATACGGTAGAGCACGCCGTCGTACCGCAGCTGTTCGAAAGCAGCTACCTGGGTATGATGCGCCGCAGCGGGCAAAGCTCGGATGACTATCCTTTCCAGGCATACGTACTCGGGCAGCTGCTGACGAAGCTGCGCAGCGAGATCGAAGTGGCCTGCTGGCAAGGCGTAGCCGCCGGTTCGCCCGCAATCAGCGACCTGCTGGTAGCAACCTTCGACGGCTACCTGCACCAGATCGCCGACCTCATCACGGCCACCACGATCACCCCGATCGCTACGGGCGCCAGCACGACCGCCAACATCTTGGCAAATCTGCGCACGATGTGGGACGCCGTAGATCCCGCCTACAAAGAAGCCGGTACGGATATCTTCATGTCGTACACCGACTACGATATCTATCGCCGCGCCTACAAGGATACCTATAAGGTGGACCCGGCGTACATCAAGCTGGAGGGCAGCGACTACAACGGCATCTCCTTCGAACTGACCGGCGAGAATACGATGATCCACCCGATGCCTGGCATGGGTGCGAGCCGGCGGATCGTGATCACGCCGCGGACGAACCTGCACTACGGTTTTGATGCCTTGGAGGACTGGAGCAACTTCCAATTCGAGAAGAACCACCGCCAGCTCGACTTCTGGCTGGACTTCAATCTGGGCGTCGCCATCACGCAAGCCCGGGACGGCATACTGGTCGTGAACGACCAGGCGTAAAGAGCGCATGATCGAATTAAGTTTTCTCACGATGCCGCCGGGCTCCCAACCCGGCGGCCTCCTCTAAAAAACGAATACCATGCCCACCAAATCGGAACTGGAGACGCAGAACGAAGAGCTGCAAATGAAAGTGGAACTGCTGGAAGAGCAGGCCGTGGAGCAATCCGAACAAATCGAGAACCTGAACCGCCAGCTGGCCAAGCTCAGCGGCGATAAGCAGCAGCTGCAGGCGCGCACTGCCGTGCTGCCCACGGTGAAGGTAAACGACCAGGTGCTACGTTTTATGGTGCCGGCATTTATCTACGACCTGAAGAAATACACCGCCGAAGAGGCGGCCGAAGACGAAGAACTGATCCTGAAACTACTCGAAATCAAGTCCGGTGTACTGGCGCCGGTCGATCAATAAGTAACCATTAGGCGAAAGCCGCAAAAAATAACAACGATATGGCTTGCTGCACTACGCTCGCAACAATCGAAAAAGCCTGTGGCGGCGGTAATGCGACCGGGCTACGCACTAAACTTTACGTGGCCTGCCTGGAGCACGTCAGCGCAATCCCGGCCGCCGACGTGGATACGCATACCATCAGCACCGACATCACGATGGTAGCCGACATTGGTGACACTACTCCGGGCGTCTGGTTTGAATGGAACATCTCCAAAGTGAACGCCAACTACAGTGCCGAACGGACCGGCGAAGGCGAAAACGTGGAGTACAACCACACGCTGACGGTGTTCATGAACAAGATGGACGCCACGAAACACCACGTCCTGAATGGGTCTATCGGCTCGGAATTGCTGGTAGTCTTCACCGACCGCAACGGATTTCCCCAGCTAATGGGTAATCTACTGGAAGGGGCCACAATGGTGCCCGTGCCGCAGACCGAAGGAACGAACGGCTACGCCGTCACCTTCACCTGGACGAGTAACGAGCTGCTGTACCACTACACCGGCGCAACGCCCACCGCGTAATGGCCAAGCGAAAGAAGAAAGAAGAGCAGCTACCTGACCAGGAACCGGACCAGCGCGACGAGGTAACAGCCGTTGCCGCCGGTTCCGCCGGGATGCGCTATCGATACGTAGGCCCCGAGGCCAAACGCTTGGTAGTGCCGGCGCTAGCGGTGCGCGTAGTGATCGCGGAGCTGTCCGACGACGATATCTACCGCCTGCTGGAGCGCTACCCTACCCTGGCGAAATACTGGCACGAAGAGTAAGTAATCATTGGAACAAGGGTTTGGCAATACCCGCAGTATCGCAAGATGCTGCGGGTTTGTTTTTTTGACTTAGTGACAAACTATTTGTTTTTACCTTGCCGTAAAACAAACAATATTTTAACACTTTGATTTTCAAAGTGCCAAACTGCCAACGAAAATGCCACCTAGTTTGGCATTTTCTGAACACTGTTAAGCATCTGTAAACCAATGTTTTAATCTTACCAAAACGCCAAACTGCCAAAAATGCCACTCTTTCTAAAAAATAGATATTTAGAGATATAAATCAAACAGGTTTGATACTTCGTCCTTTATGAGCAGGCATAGCCGGCCGACCTTCGGAACCATGAAGGAAATCAGCATCAGCGAAGTATTGGCCCTGATCAAGGGAGCCGGCGAAGAGGAAACCTTCGCGCTGAAGATTGTCCGCAGTACGGGGAAGGCCAAAGGGTCGATCGGGTTTTATCCGCGCGTCCGCTATGGCAAGCCCCGCGACCGGGGAGCCGCGGCGCGCAAGGCCGCCCGGAATGGCGATCCCCCACCCTGGCTACACACTGACCGGGGAACGATCCCCCTCACGGATACCGATCGCAACCGCTACATCGCGCCGCTGATTTCTCACATCATCCAGTATAATCAATACCGCGTACGGCACTAGCATGAGCAAACAACCTCTTATCCTCACGGATGGTATCGAATACCACGAACCGACCCGGGCGCTAATCACTCGCACGGGCGAGAATCGCAACAGCAGCGATTTCGGAATGCTCATTGCCCGGCCGGTGACGAACAACGGCGGCAAGATGGACAAGGTCATGGGTTGGGGCTCGAAAAACGACCTGCCGGTGTACCGGGAAAACCTCGTAGCCGAAAACAACATCGTACCCAGCCTGCTGGCCACGCGGCGCGATATCACCTTGGGGCGCGGCCTCTATACCTATACCGAGCGGTACGAAGATGGCAAGCGCATCACCGAAGAGGTAGAGATGCCCCGGCCGATGCGGGAATTTTTCGATGCCAACGATATCGACGACTACCTCCTCACCGCCGCCCGAAACCTGGTGATGCACGGGACCGTCTTCACGGAATTCGTGCGCGGCAGCGGAGAGAACGACCGCATCGTGATGATCTCGGCCAAAGAATGCCGCCATGTACGGGCTGGGGAAATGGACATGGATAGCGGGCGCATTCCCTATTATTATTGGTCGGGCGGCTGGGGCCTGCGACAAGACAAGGCCACCCGGGACTATCCTACCTATCGGGTACAAAACTACGATCCGGGGCGCACCCAAAAGAAGTTCATGCTGATGACTGGCGACAACTTGTTGTGCCTGGACGAATATTACTTTACCCCCTACTGGTGGGGCTCGGAAAGCTGGATCAAGCTGGCTAATTGCATCCCCGATTTTCACGAGGCCAACCTGAAGCATGGGTATAGCATACGGTATCACATCGAAATCCCGAAGGGATATTTTTCGAACGTAAATTTTTCGCAGCTCAGCAATGAAAAGGAATTCGAATCGGCCAAGGAAGCGGCAAACAGCGCCAAACAGCTTTTCCTGGACAAGCTAAACAAGTTCTTGGCCGGGGCCAGCAATAGCGGCCGAACCGTAGTGACTGAATACGAGATCAATATGGCGCTGGGTAAGGACTTTCCAGGTATCAAAATCCGGCCTCTCGAAATTGATTTGCAGGACGAAGCGCTGCTGAAGCTATTTGAGAAGAGCAACCAGGCGGTGATCAGCGCCCAGGGCGTGCACCCTACCCTAGCGAATATCGAGACGCAGGGCAAATTATCGAGCGGGTCCGAGATCCGGAACGCTTTCCTGATGTACGTGGCCATCAAAACGCCGCTACCCCGAAAGACATTGCTGAAGCCGCTTGAACTGGTGGGGCGAGAAAACGGGTGGGATCGATCGATCAAAATCGGGTTCCGTGATATGGAAATAACCACCCTGGCCGAAGAGCCCACCGGCAGCCGGCAAACGACCAACGAACCCGTATCAATATGAGACCCGAAGACTATCAGGCGGGCGTTCAGTACCTGGCGGAACGAGCCCCTAACCATCCGCTGCTTAAATCGCTGCTGCGTGAGCATAAGCGCATCAACGAGATGTACCTGACTCGGATACTGAAAGAAATCGGGCCGCCGGCCAAGCCGAAAGTAGAGCGGGTGACGGTAGACCAAGGAAAAAGTAAGCACGACCCCCTACTTGATCCCATCTACGACCGGATGCGTAAAAAGTATGGGTACCGGGCTAAATTGTCGAATCAGTTTCATGACTGCAAAACGGACGAACAGCGTGCGGAACTGAGCGACGATATCCGCCAGGTGCAGAACGCGATCGAGGAACTGCAGAAAACCGTCCGGTACTACAAGCGGCATGGCGTGATGCCTGCGGAAGGCGAAGCAAAGGCTGAAGAAATTGTCGAATCGGGTGTGGAGCTGATGAAACGGCGCAATTCGCTCGACAATAGCATTTTCTACTACCGCAAGAAGGTGCGCGAGGCCCGCGACGACGACAAAAAGAATATCCCGCAATGGGAATTGAAGATCAAACAACTCCAGAATGAACGCGAGGGCGTTAACCGGAAAATTGGACAGGAGGCTCTTTAATGCCGAGACTTTTAAGAAGTCGGACAAGATCACGCGCATTTACATGGCGATGATTTCGCCGAAAGGCAATTACGATTTGACCAGTGAGGAAGCGGACTACATGGAATTCCTGATAATGGTTTATGGCTTCATCTATGAGTCTCCGACCTATAAGGAAGCACGGCAAAAGGCGATCCGGCAACTTCCGAAGGAATACAAAAAGCAATGGAGCGGACTGCGGGCGGTACGCGATGCCGAAGCGCTTTTCGGGCGCCTGGAAGATGTAAACAAGAAGATACAGCGCGGCGTAATGCGGGAACGTATTCAGCGACGCATTCAGGTGCTGGAAAGTCTCCCCGAGGAAGAAATCACCCACGAACAGCGCGAAAAGGCAATGGCCAAGTTTTTTGATCAGCTGATCAAGCTTGACAACCTGGACAAGCCGGACGAGGCCGCCGAAATAGATACTACTATTCCCGACTTGCAAATCACCGAAGACCCGAATGATTTGCACGCTGAAGATGCCGAATATGAGGAGCTCGAAGAAACTATATCTGAATCCTAAGCAACGCCAGTTCTTGCTGGCCAAGCAAAAGACCCGGGTATTCCTGGGAGGTCGGGGCTCGGGTAAAAGTCACGAGATCGGAGTAATACAGCGGAAGAAAGCCGGAGTGATGCCCAGGTCAAAAGGGTTTCTGGCCAGTACGACCTACAACCAAATCCTGACCAAGACTTTGCCGGCTATAATCTCTGCCTGGGAAAGTATGGGGCTGGTGGAGAACGTGCACTATATCGTCGGGCGCAAGCCGCCGAAGTATTTCGAGACGCCCTACTCTCCCCCCAAGAAGTACGCGAACGTTATTAGCTTCATGAATGGACGCACAATCGAGATGATTAGTATGGACCGGCCCGACCTGGCCCGGGGTGGTAGCTATGATGATGGCGATATCGACGAGGCGGCGCTGCTGAAGAAAACTGATTGGACGCGGATACTACTGCCATCTATTCGGGGGAATACGCATCGCTTTCGTACTCACTGGCATCAGATGGTAGGATTCTACACCTCACTGCCTTGGGAGCCCTCCGGCTATTGGCTATTCGAATACGAAGAACGGGCCAAGGCCAAGCCAGACAAGTACATTGTAATAGAGGCCAATGCCTACGACAATATCCACATCCTCACCGAGGAAGGTATTGAGCGGATGCGGGAAGAAATGACGAATCTGGAATTTCAGATTGAGGTGATGAACCGGCGTGTAATTCAGGTAGAGGATTGTTTTTATCACGGGTTCACGTCGGACAAACATTTGTATACCCCGCAGTACGTATACGGGGAAGGCGAAACGGGTATAACAGTCGAAGGCATCAAGGATCACACACGAGACGCTATACTCGAAACCAGCTTTGATTTCTCGGGCTGGTTTAACTGCTGTACCGTGTGGCAACAGCAGGGCATGATCGAGCGCATGATCAATAGTTTCCACGTTAAGGGAGACGAGAAGCTCGGGCAATTGATCAAAAACTTTTGCGAATATTACAGAGCACATCAGTTTAAAGTAGTAAGGGTGTGGGGAGAACCACGGGGCCACGACAAGCAAGCATTGACGCCCAGTATCTACGAAAGCATCGTAAGTATGTTTGCTAGTCATGGCTGGAAAGCAGAAATAAAAGCGCACGCTGGCCGGACGCGCTTGCATCAGGAGCGGTATCAATTTGTGAATGATGTATTGTTGGAGCGCGCCCCTGCTCTACCCCGAGTTCGGATCAATAGGGAAACTTGCAAGGCGGTCGTAATTGCCATACAAACGACTCAGGTAAAGGATGATTTTCAAAAGGATAAGAGCAAGGAAAAGGAACGAGATTTCCCCCAGGAGCACGCGCCGCACTACACCGACACGATTGATTATTACGTGATGCAAAAGCATGGATGGAGATTAACCAACAGCGTTGATCACGGAGCTGGACAGGCTATATTTATTTGACTTCCTCATATATCATGAAATTTCACAGAATACAAGTCAAAAAA